TAGGATGACAACAGGGTTAGGGAACTTCGTTCCTTCTACACACTTTCCTTTCGGTAGGTGCTGTATCTGTTGTTAGCTTCTGCTCATTCCAGGGTCTGCACTGTTTCCTTCTTATGGAAGGACCACCCCCCTCAGGATATTTCTATCCTGTGGCAGCGGAGGAGGAGACGCTGTCCTTTCTGGTAACAGAGAGCAAAGCCTCACGGGTCATAGACCTCAAGGCCTCTTCATCCTCATTCAATCCCGTTACGGGAAAGTCTAAGACTGAAAAGTCTCTAGCTAAATCAACATGATTTAACAAAATGGAATAGGACCTCACGGTCTTAGCCCACGTTGAAAGATCACGTTGATCCTTCGGGGTCCGCTTCGGAATAAGGCTCTCCAGAGACTCTAAAGTCTCTAATTGGGGCACTCGAGTAATTAACTCGAGGAGGTCCCTCACCTTATTCAACGCGTTGGGCTGAGGCCCACCGTCTTCGGTCCCTCTCACGAGGGATTCGAAGAGAGCGTTAGCCTGAACAGATATCTTGGTCATGTCCGTTATTATACGGGGATCACCAAGAGGTCTGTTCGTGACAACTGGAGTACCAGTTTCACCCCCTTCCTTGGTACTAGGTGGGTTAGCTTGTCCCATTACGGTTCCGACTGTGCCTTTCACAGCACGGTCGATATTGGTTCTAAATCTCTTTAGAAACTGGGACGAGAGCCGGATGGCCCTCTCCAGTCTCTTCTGGGGGCTCTTTGTACTAGAATTCATCTGAGCAATCTGCTCGGAGAGAGTTTTAGGACGCGGAGAATCCAGAGGGAGACGTTTGAACCAATACCCGTAATAGTCTTTTAGAACAGGCATCACTGCCTGTGAAAAGCTAATCCAAGACTCCTTGTCTGGCAGCTTACCAGCTGCCACACGCGGAGAAAATTCGGTATCCCACTCGTGGAAAACAAGTTCGCCGAACTCGTTTGCACGCGCAGGAAACCCGAATCTTGGTACCAACGAATTCCACCCATCCCACCTACGTGAGGCGAGTTTCACTGATAAGATATCAGCTCGAAGCTTAGCCATGGCACGTCGTGCTAGGGCTATAGCCAGAATTGATTCTATGTCAGCCAACTCGGCTCTCGTAGAAGGGTCTAAGTGGGTCTCATCTCCTCCTAACGCCCGTACCTTATTCTCGAAAGAAAGTAAGTAGGGCACAATAGAGGACCCTCCTACTCCTAGACGTTCGACCGAATGTCCAAGGAGTGCGAAGGCACTGATGAGGGCTGCTTGGGCCACTCGTCCCAACTTCCCCTTTTTAAACTCCTGGCACGCACGAAGATAGTCTCTCCGACGTAACAGATGTCTAAGAAGTTTAGCGGTAGTCGGCTTGTCACCAAGCCAACCCCGAGAGTTAGCACGAAGTGCCATCTCTAAACGTTGATGGGAAGTCTTTACCGACAACTCTTCTTTAAGAGACATCGGTGAATAGTTCTTACCACCCAGATAAATCTGGGAGGCAAAAATAAACAACTTCCCCTCCAACGTTTTACTATTGGAAATAGGGACTTGTAGTCTTCTACAACACTCTCGATAGCTTTCGGCTACCGACGCGTTTCCGGTGACATTGTCATCACCTAAGACCCTATAAGCTGTAAAGCTCGTAGGGTCCAGCCCTATCCTGTGAGCGGCAAATAACTCAAGTGCATGATGCACGAGAGCCATTGACGCCCACGAGGATAATGCTCCCATAGGCTGACCACGATTATACTGAATTACAGTACCACGTAGTTCAGGGATAACTAAGGGTGCGTTGTCACTATTCCCTTTCGGGACACGGAACCAACGATCAGTCATCAAACCTATCCATAGGTTTGAGGTTTGTTCGCCCCACGCTGGGGAAAGAGTCGCATGGTAAAGGTCAATAGGTATCATGTCAGTGGCAGACTTGAGGTCGATGCTCGAATGAGTGTCGACGTCTCGTGTTTCACTAACATAAGACCTAAGACTGCCTTCTTGATCGAATGTAGCATCGGTTGGTAAAACCGATAATACACTCATCATCCAGTCATGAACTGGTTTCATAAGTCTTTGGGTCCAGTAATCTGCCATTGCAATGGCTCTTACTTTACCCGCAGGCTCAGGAAGGAAGGCGAGGCGGCCAGTGTCCTTATCACTAAGGAGATTCCACCTCTTTACCTTGAGACCCATACGTACAAACGGATCTTTCACTGGAGAATCCAGCTGAATATCCCTAGCACGCATGGTACTTTCCAGCACCGTGGCGAACAAAGACGAGGTTTTCTCATCTCCCACGTGTTTGGCCCACTCCAAAGGATAGTTAATCGGGCAGGCTGCCCAAGCTAACGCATCCATTGGAGCACCCAGTACTCCTACTGAGTGGTTGGGTCCCCCACGTGAGGGATGATAGGGTTTGTCACTAGGATCTGAGCACAATTTGGGTTTCAGAACCCACCTCTGTCCTGACTCCTCGGCATACTTTCGTATGACTTGGGGCCAGAACACGTTCGCACAGAACAATCTGAATTGCTTCAGAGTGAACTGGTCGATCGGAGGACAAGGATCCGTCACGCTGACGAGATCCGAGTCTTTGTGAGGTGCCTCAAAGGCTGAGTAAGCCTTGAGGAGCGATAATACTAGTCGTATTATCCTCTCGTTCCTAGCTCCAAGGCCTCTCCTCATGTATAGAGGAAGGATCCTTGGGAGTCCCGAACGTGACAGACCAACAGGCTCCCCTAGGAGGAACGGATCGAGGTTCTTGGTACCCCCCAACCAACGGTTGGTGAAGAACAGAGTGTTCTTCATCTTAGCCACGAGGGACGACGTCCCACGTGTTAAGAGGATTACCGCGAGCTTCTTTCCGAGCTCCACTAGAGCGGTCTTCAATGCCGGCTGAGGCTCCAATTGGCCCCCTGCTCTTAGATCGAGGTCTAAACCCCAATGTAAGAGTAAGGATAACAGGTTCTCACCTGTTACGGTGACCAATGACTCTCCAGATGCACAACCTTGTCTGCTAGCATACCACCCTAGGAAACTAAATTTTTTAGAAACTAGGGCGGAAGAGGTACGACGTACCTTTGCCAACCCAAGCTCCACCTTTATGGGGGAGTTTTGGTTAGGTGTGTTAGAAGATGTAGGGGACGCTAGCTTGGAATCTCCAGGTCTAGCAAGCACAGAGAGAGTAGAGTCTTGGCTGACACTAACTCGTATCTGTATCTTGTATTCCTTCTCGGAGAGGTATAGGACACCCCCGGAATCCATCGGGTCAACTATGGCATAGAGTCCACCTTCAACCTTGTTCCAATCTATATTGGGATAAAGTGGATGGTTGGGAAGCTGTCGTGAAACTCTTGATGTAGAGAACCACATCATAAACTGAGGGTTGCTAACCCTTGGGCATAGGAAACTATGTATTGGTGTGTATATTTGCATCATGTTGTTTTATCTAGTTTGCCATTTTCCGTTCTGCCTACCAAGGTAGGGCGGACAGGCCGGCCTAGGAGCCAGGTTCTTCACCTTTTGAAGGACTTCCCGCTCCTGGAGGGCTTGTGGCCATCCTAGAGTAGTCGTACTTCAGAGCTAGTAGGAAGGTACTTTTGTACCACTACATCTTTTCGCACGCACGCTTCGCATGTTTGTCGTATATTTGGAACGCACTCCCCTTTCGTTAGAAAGGGAGTGGCCCATACCAAAATGGCGATCAGAATTTCTTCTGACCCAGGCCGGTTTAAGGCCCACATAGGGACTCATGTCTTGCGACTGCCGAATGTCCAGATTTCCAGGTAAGGGAAACACAACTCACATGTCTGCGTACTACCTGAAAGGGTAGAGGAGGTCCTCCTCCGAGCCTTGAAGAATTCAGGGTTTGCGACCAGACATAGTGAACTTGGTGATCAGCCGCCTCTCGCCAAATCACTTAGGCAAGAGGTAGGTATCTGTTCTACTAGGTCCTAGCGACCCCCCTCTCGGGGGGCCGAGGATCTGGAAACAGCAGTACCGCCTCATCTGGTACTTTGGTGGGACCTTCC